CGGTTTGGTAGCGCAGAGGCTTCTGCATCTGTTCTAATGAAGGCGGTCGAGTTTGATGCAGACTTTACGTCTGGTTCGACTTTGGTCGCTGAGGTTACACTACTGCAAAGTGGACTTGATCAGGTGAACCTGGACGGTCCCTGGTCGTGTAACGTTTCTAGTTCCGGAGGTGACGGTGTTCTTATGACTACCTGCACGGCTGGTGCTGGTGCTGGTGTTGCTTGCGCTCGACTTATTCGTCGTCACACTAAGCAGGTTAGTGGTTCTGCCACGCCCGCTATTAAGCTTGTATTTGTAAGTACAGGTAGTGACGGTGGTGGTGCGCACCTTCCTGCTGAGCTTTCATCTCAGGTACTCGGTGCTCTTACTTCTAGTATCGGCGCTAGTCAGACCACGGTTTCGTGGGCTCAGACGGATGATTTCACCAACGCTTCGGCACTTGGTGCAATTATTGGCCAGCCAGAGTGGGGACTGGAAAATGAAGCTCAAATCCCCGAAATCGACATCAAGATCGATTCGATTGCTGTCACGGCAGTCACCAAGAAGCTCAAGGCCAAGTGGACGCCAGAGTTGGGACAGGATCTAAATGCCTATCACAACCTTGACGCCGAGGTCGAGCTTACTCAGATTCTATCTGAGCAGATCGCTCTTGAAATTGATCGCGAGATCCTAGGTGACCTCGTTAACGGTGGCAGTGCTGCTACTCGTTACTGGTCACGCGCTCCTGGCAAGTTCCTTGATCGCGTTACTGGTCTTGAAGTGGGCGCCTCTGGTGCTCCCGACTTCACGGGCAATGTGTCCGAGTGGTATGAGACCCTTATTGAGACTGTCAATGATGTCTCGGCTGCTATCCACCGTAAGACTCTACGGGGTGGTGCCAACTTCATCGTCTGCGGACCTGAAGTTGCCAACATTCTTGAGTTCACGGCTGGATTCCGTGCCAACGTCTCCGTTGATTCCGACAAAGGAACCGCAGGAGCCGTCAAGGTTGGTAGTCTTTCCAAGAAGTGGGACATTTATGTCGATCCTTACTTCCTACGCAGCGTAGTGCTCGTGGGCCGTAAGGGAGGTAGCTTCCTCGAAAGTGGATATGTGTACGCTCCGTACGTACCGCTACAGACTACCCCCACAATCTTCGGACCGGAAGACTTCGTGCCTCGCAAGGGCGTGATGACTCGGTACGCGAAGAAGATGGTGCGTCCCGACATGTATGGTTTGGTTGTTATCGCTGATATGACCGTTGGCTAATCTTAGCTAATCCATAATTGGGTAAATAAATGTGAAAGCCCCGGCTCTATGAGTCGGGGCTTTCTATTTAGGATAGTAGTACTACTTAAAAACAGAGGGTCAATCCATGGCAGTGCCAAAATTAAATCCCGCATCCACCACTAATATCAATGTGCTTCCTAGCACAGGCTCCACAGGAGCGGTGGTAGCAACGCTTCCCTTTGGCATCTATGCCACCTCCGCAGAATTCATTTCGGGAGCAGTTGACCAAGTAGCATATACCTATAAAAAATTAGGAGGAGATATTTTAGATATCGAACTTACTCCGGGCAACATTTATGCAGCCTACGAAGAAGCGGTCCTAGAATACTCTTACATTGTAAATGTTCATCAGTCCAAAAATTCTCTTTCAAGTTTTTTGGGACACACCACAGCATCTTTTGATCAAGACGGACAAATAAAATCTGGTGATTCCTTGTCTGGCTCTCAGATAGAACTCCGTTATCCCAAATATGACTACGGCTATGCCCGCCGTGTAGGGGATAAGACCAGTACCGAAAGTGATATTGGCGGAATTGAACCGATTTATTCGGGATCGTTCGGGGTGATTAGTGGACAACAAGATTATGATTTACAGACAATTATTTCGTCTTCCGCAGCAACGGATGCCGCCGTGGAATATTTTGGTAAAGTAAAGAATAAAAGAATTATCATCCGCAAGGTCTTTTATAAAACTCCCCAAGCCATGTGGCGATTTTATGGATATTATGGTGGATTTAGTGTTGTCGGTAACCTCCGCACCTATGGCCAGTATGCAGACGATTCCACTTTTGACATCGTTCCCGTATGGCAAAACAAATTACAGTCAATGGCCTATGAGGACGCCCTAAATACACGCGTCTCGCACTGGTCCTACGAGATTAAGGATAATAAATTGCGTATTTGGCCACAGCCACAGGGGGGTATTACACCTAGCAAAATGTGGTTCCAGTTCACGGTAGAAAGCGACCCATGGGAGGCCGCTGGCTCGGCAGCTTCTTCTGTACAGGGCATTAATAACATGAATACGCTCCCCTTCCAAAACATCGCGTATATTAGCATCAACTCAATTGGTAAGCAGTGGATTCGTAGGTTCTCTTTGGCCCTGGCGAAGGAAATGCTCGGACAGGTCCGCGGCAAGTTCGCTACAATTCCTATCCCTGGTGAGTCTGTAAACCTAAACTCAGCCGATCTGCTAAGCCAAGCCAAAGCGGAGCAGGATGGCCTCCGGGAAGAGCTTAAAACCACCTTAGACGAACTCACCTATGTTACTCTGTCGGAGAAGGATGCCAATTTAAGCACTAATGTAGAAAGTATTTTGGGCGATATACCCACCGGTATCTACGTAGGGTAGATAAATGGGCGACCCGGATAACAAATGGAAGCAACCTGACGCACCTCCACCACCAATGTTTTTTGGTGAGAAGGAGCGCAACTTAGTTAAGCAGGTTAATGATGAGCTAGCCGAACGCGTTATTGGCCAGACCGTCGTGTATTATCCGGTGGACGAGGATAAGACCAACTTTCATCCTTTGTATGGAGAGGCTATCAATAAAATATGTTTGCCTCCTATTCGGGTTTATGCATATGTCCTGGTGGAGAATGAACAAACAAATGACAAATATTCTTATGAATATAAAACGTCTCTCGCGGTTCATTTTCATTACAAGAGGCTCACCGCTGACCAAAATCTGCAAGTGCGTGTAGGAGATTTTGTACAGTATGGCGATAAGTTTTATGAAATAGTTCGATTATATGACGACACTCGATACTACTTTGGACAGGTATATCATCAGTTCCAGGTGAGCGCCGAGTGCAGAAGAGCACGAAAGGGGAATTTCCATGTCGCGTAACCAATCATCTGAGACGGAGGAACAAATGCGTCTACCCGCCTTAGATGAGGGGACCGGTGTCTCGGATCCTTTTATATTGCAAGAGATAGAGTTTATGTCTTCCACCCTGGAAACCATAGATTTCGCCGTTTTTGATTATTTGAACGACAGAATGAACCTGGGTACCACATCTAATACCGGCTTTAAAAAGACTCCCATTATTTGGGCGTCCAGCGAACGTGCCTTTCAGATTAAGGCTAACAAGGATCTCCGAGACAAGAATGAAACCTTAATATTTCCCGTTATTACTCTTGAAAGAAAGAATGCCACCAAGGATATTAGCAAGCGCGTTATTCCGTATGCTAATATTCCCGATGCAAATGACGCCCAAGGTGGCTCCATCACGATAGCGAGGCGTATTAATCAGAAAAAGACGGCAGAGTTTCAGAATAATATATCACGACGTAAGTTTATTGACGGTACTATCGCGGGCATAGGAAATGCTCAAAATACGTTCCCCGGGATTTCGAATAAAAAGGTCGTTTATGAGACCATTACTATTCCGATTCCGGTATGGGTAACGGTCACCTATGAAATCAGTTTGAGAACGGAATATCAGCAGCAAATGAACGACTTGGTCACCCCCTTGCTACGACAAGGAGGCTTAAACAGTATGCCCCACCCGTTGGAGCGCGACGGCCACCAATTTGAGGCCTTTATTAATGGTAATTTCGCTAATAATTCCAACAGCTCAGGGCTTCAAATGGAACTACGAAATTATGAAACGATTATAACCCTCGATGTCCTCGGATATCTCATCGGCGACGGCCCCAATGCCAAACAACCCAAGGTGGTAATCAGAGAGAACGCGGTGGCGGTTAAAATTCCTCGCGAGCGTACGATCGTGGGTGATATAGACGAATATTTAGGAGAACGCGGCTTTTATAGAGAATAGTAGGAGTTTCCAAATTGACTTTACTATTTATTTATGAAAACTTGTAGAAAATTAACTATTTAATTTTTCATGAATAAGGAGATGGTACGCAATGTCAGTAGATAG